GTCATTTGATTTGATCCTTTCTAGATCGAGTTGTTATATATATTATATCCGAATTTCGGGGATTTGTAAATAGGGTCGTAAAGCAATATTTTTGCCCGTGTCCCTTAGCATAATGACCGTTATGTCCGAATTGTCCATAACGGCCCATGCTATCTTTATTTAGTTGTAAGTTCTAGTTCTTCGATGTTATAGGGCTCGATAAGGTTTCCCTTGTTGCGAGCAGGAAGTTTCTTCCATTCTGATTTCGGAGTTGCCTCCGCAGCATACCAAGCCTCATCACGATTCTCGGCGGTGATAACAATGTAATACTCCTGTACTACATCGCCATAGACTTTGTATTGATTGCTCATAGTCCTACCTGTTCTACTCTATCTTTAATTAATTTAGCAATGATGTTATGGGCCTCGATGTTTTCTGTTTCTGACCCACCCCACAAAAGCTTTTGGGCTTTATTTAATTGATCGTTAATGTACTCATCACTCATCTTCATCTTCGTCCTCCTCATCATCTTCAAACATTGTATCTACAATGTAGTCACGATTAGTCATCCATTCAAGCACATCGTCTTGATGTTGCTCTGCCCCGTATTCCAGGGAGAACCCGTGTCCAGCCTCTACAGCCTCGCACAGGTGTTCCCACATCTGGTCTTGGGTTACCTTGGCTTTATATGTCTCATCCTCTAGGATGTTATTAATGGTCGACCACGTCCATAGCCAAACCATAGATAAGCCAAGGTCGGTGGTGTCAAGAATCTCTAGACATTTGTTTAGTTTATCTTTATCTTCAGGCTTCATCTCGTGCTCCTATCGCAAATGATAAATCATATGTTAGTTGATACAGTTCTACCAGCATATCTAGGCGCCCTTCACATTCTGTTCGGACCATAGAATCCATTGCCTCTTCAGACAACTCCTCCTGCTCTAATGCGCTTGCTAAGTCTTGCTCAGCAATTAACATTAGATTCTTTAGTTCACCGTGCATTATATCTAATCCACTAACACCTGCATTAACCAAACGTTGCAAGTGGGGAGGGAGCACAGGGTCTTCCTCTACTTCTGGATAAAATTGCATTATTCATACCTTTCGCTAGAAGAGTTCATTATATCAGTAGCCACTGACAATAAATGCCTGGTTGCTATAATCTGTCCATTTAAAGATATGTCTTCAATCTCTAATGACTGATAGTCCTTTGAATCCATGTTATATTCAAACTGAGACATTTCTTCTTGAACCCGTTCAGAATCTTGTTCTAAACTAATTAGATGTAACTTCATATACTCTAGAAATGTACTAGTCTTGGTAGCCATCAAAATACCCTTCTGCCCACAGGCCTTGTAAGAAATCATTTGTCTTTTCCAAGCTTTTAACTAATGGCTCCTTGTCGATCAAATCGGACGGGGTCCTAATGTAGAATAACTTAGCGTCATGTACAGCATTAATCATCTCATTGATATCAGACATTTCATAACCTAGCATTAATCCACCTCGTATTCATGTAAATAGTTTAGTACATTATGAATATTGCAATCACAATCTCCACCCATATTATCCATAAAATCTACATGGCCAAAGTTGTCTTGATAGATTGTATTAATTACTTCATTAAATACTTCTGTTTTTGTCATGCTTCCACCTTTTCTGTAGATTCCAATAATACCATGTGGGTCTGACATTTTTTCATAGCCTCTTCATCTTGCCAAGAACCTTGGCTACATTCTGAGCAGAATTCTCCACAGTCATCTTCGCAGTAACTTAATGTGTCATAAGATTGGCATGCATAGCAACGATTCTCCCATTCAACTAATTCTTTTACATCACCACGAACAATCTCATACTCCCCACCCCAGCCTGTTTCCTCCTCGTATTCTAAAGTTAGAACACAGTTAGGAACAAGTAATGATAGTTTAGTTAGAATAGTTACAGCAGGTGACCATGCAGTCTCATACTTATATACAACCCAGTTGTCATCGCCATCTGACTTATATTCAAGTAATTCTGTATTTGGATACTCATCTCCGTCACGGACGGCTACATCCCATTTAGTTCCCCAGTTGGTGTTATTCCAAGAATACCAATCCTTCTGAGTTTTAGCGTGAGCAATTTCTTGTGCAAACCAATCAGGGTCTTTTGTATCTGCACCTGAACGTGTTGGCTGGCAGGCATATTCCTCATCAGTAATTCCGTCATCCTTATATGAATGAATGTTGAAGAAAGAAAAAACGGGATTAGAATAAGATACCTGTTCAATCTTAGTAGGAAAGCCCATAGAACTAATATCACCCATACCGAATGTCTCTTGTGCTAGAGTAAATGGAGCATTCAATCTATCTTTAATTGAATCTACTTGGTCCTTCGGACCTTGGATTGTTAATGTGTTATACACCCAATTTGGCATATGAATATCCTTTCGTTGATATGTTCTAATTATAGACTAGACCACTGACAAATGGAATAGCAAATGGGTGTGAGTCACACCACATTTTTGATCATTGTGGTCGATATCACAGCAAATTCCAGGGAATATAATTGACAGTCGTAAAACAAATATGCTACCCTCAAGTCTTTGCGGGCAAAAGAATCCCCCTAGGATCAGAGTTGAAGCTGACTAGGGGGTATGAATATGGCTGCTAGATTTCCAACGAAAGAAATAAACCGCTTTACTTAGCACCTGGCCCGTAGACTAATAGATGCACCATTTCATTCTTCATTAAAAACAAGACCATAGGTCCTGGTTTAATTATACCATAACTAGCCTACTATATTTATCGACAAATGCGGCTAATGATAAAGTAAATACAACTGTTTGGAGGTCCTCTTCATACAGTGTAAACGTTTGTGTGGCCCAATTGATTACAGGAATCTTGTGCTCGTTGTCTAGGATGTGATTAATGCTAAGGCCCCATCCAGTTGTTTGGGCCCACTCATCTCCAACTAAATTAGAGATAGCAATACGTGTTGCATATGAAGGGTCCTGCCACCTTGGCTCTGCAGCGCTTACAGCATTGGCTAGTTTTGCTAGCATGTCATAGCCCGCCCAGTGTCCATATAGATATAGTGTATCGCCTTTAGAATCTTTAAATCCAAAGTTTGCTCTGTCGCCCATTTTATTCCGCCGTTTCTAGTTGAGGTATTACTTCTGCCTTATTCAATTCTATCACTTCATACGAGACCTTGTCAAGGCCTGGCTTAAACTTGTTAAAATGATGACCACAGAAAGCAAGCTCGCCGCTGACCATCTTAACTAAATACATTGCAGGTACTACTGAATTACATTTATCGCAACCGATCCATTCATTCATAGCGAGCCTCCTTCAATCATTTCGGAAAGACGGTCAAGAATCCATGAGTCAATGTCATTGATATCAATCTCTGACAACTTCTCCATGATTTCTTCACGAGCAAACTTATACCCGTCGTCCCAACCATCTTTATAATCTGACATGTTCTCTCCTAATATCCTGTCGCTTCTTTTTCTGACCAGTAACTTTCAGTTAGATTGTACTTGTCACGAATGCGACTTACTTTCTCAATACTACCAGTTCCGATGTTGAATGTCAACGGTGGAATAAATTCAGGGTCAAGCCCTGTGATTTGTGCATCCCAATAGGCCCTCTCAAGAGAGAGCCTATCAGGAGCGGTAAGTTCAAAGTACATTAGTAGGCACCTTCTTCTACTCTATCAATCTCATGATTATTAACCTGAATCATAGAGTCATATGAATCAACAGTTAGATTAGATGAGATAAAGTCTTCAATGGCATCCATATCTCCGCCGATTTCAACTTCGATTGTCATGTCTACACGAACCCATGCAGTATATTCAATCTCCTTAGTTAAAGGAATGTCAAACATTTCTGCAATAGCAGTCAAAGACTCTTGGTCCTCTGAGTCTTCAAAGTTGTCGTGAATAAATGTACGAAGTTGTGATTCCTTCTTGAACCACTCGTTCTGCTTTGTTGTAAGATTCTTAAGTTGCCACACCATGTGACGAACATCTGATTCAGTATATGTCTTGTTGGTAACTACATCGTTCTCAATCCAATCAAGTGTCATTACCTGTGGTGTTGTTGTTTCCATTTTATCTTCTTTCGTTGGTAGGGGTGAATCTGTATAAGGTATTGTAGCATCTTCCACTGACAATAATGTGCAATTTGAATTACAACGGCATGTGAGGTCCATCACACCTGCAGGCCATCCATATCCATCTTTAATTGTATATTCGATTAGTGCGTCACAGTCGCCCGTGCACACCCAGGTATACTTCTGATAGTTGGTCATAGCGCTATTGTAGCAGGGACCACTGACATTTTTGATTGCCACAGGCTACAGTTTCTATCTAGACGATCACCAAAAACTCTAATGTAATCTGATATATCCTCAGTCTGATCAGTTAAGCAAGACTTAACAGTATCTACTGAGATAAAGACACGGCCATTCCATAGACCCATAGGCCCGATGTTTGTAGGTACCTCTAGGCAACCATATGTATCTTGTTCCCAGCCTACTCCTTCAGAACATACGAGAGCATATTTAGGATCCCCAAATACATTCTTCTCTTCAAGTTCAATAAATAGCAGATTGTCTACTGTGCATTCAGAAAAGTCTGAACTGTATTGTAAGTTATATATACCATTTGCAATTGTGGCAAGCTTCTTGCCGTCTACTAGTGTTCCCATGTAGCCTTTAGTTCGTGATGACATTTTATACCTTTCGTTGTTGTATATAGAGTATTGTACACGACCCCACTGACATTTACAATAAATTCCAGGGAAAATCTTTGTGAGTCGTAACACACTTTTGCGCCCCTTAGCATTGCGGGCGCCTGGCGATCCGTACGAGACTTGAACTCGTGACCTCTACCGTGACAGGGTAGCGCTCTAACCAACTGAGCTAACGGACCTAGTGGTGAGCAGTTTTAAATCATGCTCAGGATTATTTTATTAAAACGCAGAAATTAATTTCTTAATTTTATTTTTTTCTGCGGTTAAGAGTGGGTCAAAACCAGATGCACCAGCCATAAGTGTTTCTGAATTTCCGCGACCTGAACGATAGTAGTCAAGGCGCTCAGTAAGTGCATTAAATGCACCCCACTTTGTTCCCTTGATATTAGCATTCGTTGGTGAGTTATGATAAAGTTCATCAAGCAAGACAACCTTATTTTCCCACTTAGTTAGCGCAACCTTAGCCGCATCCTTGTCAGGCTTTGGATAGATTGTCTGAATCAACTTTGAGAATTCTGCATCAGTGATTGCTTGATTAAACATCGCTTGTGCTTCTTTCTCAAATTCATCGAAATACCCAAGAGCAAGCCCAAGAGTTTCACGAGCAACTTGAATGCGACCTTCAACAGATTGCGTGTGGCGAATCTTGAAAGATTGCTTTGCATTACGCATTGCAAGATTCAATGTATTTTGGCACACAACACGAACAGGGGTAACCGCTGCTTGAACGGCAACAGAACCATCGTGTGATGTCCATACGATTAGATATAACTTTGTCGCATCATTAGCGCCTTGTGGGTCAAGAACCATTGTGCGAGGAATATCGACAGTGCCGAATACAACTTTGCCCTTCTTAAGAGAACCAGCAGATTCCCAACGGCAGTCAGCATTGGCATCGTGAATTGCATCAGCGAATGCAAATAGTTCTTCATTCTGCACTGGCTTGTAACGCTTACCAACAGTTGCAAGAACATCAGTTCCGCCATTGAATGGGTTATCACGAATCACGAGAGATGCATTAGATACATCATTCCAAGATTCTGAGATGTGGTCGGTTAGTGGAGAGAGGCGAACATTCCAATTTGCCAACTTTGCTTCTTCAAGCATTAGGCTAGTTGTAACTTCCTCATCCTTTGTGAAAATACGATTTGCAAGATTGTGCCACGCAGGAGCGCCACGCAATGCAAATGCAACTTCGCCGTTTTCGGTTTCGAGATTGTGAGCCATATATTTATTACCTTTCGTTTGATTAGTTGTAAGTATAACAGGTGCCACTGACATTATCAATAGATAGTTACAATATGTCCGAATTGATCCATGTGACAAATATCACAAAATTCCAGGGATATCCACAGGCAGTCGTAACGCTGTGGATAACCCCTTAGCTTTGCGGGCCAGGCACATGTGCGCCTGGTGCTGGATCCTTACAGACCCAGCTCATCCCTAGTCAATTGATTCTTTCGATTGAAGTTAATAACTTCGGACGGCAGATAAAGAGCGGTTGTCTTTGTCTTCTTTAATGTATCGTATACATAAGCACGTACATCACCAAAGAAATTACTTCGGTTTGAAAAAGCCAACTCAGTTAAATATTCTTTGTCTACACCTTGCTCTGAATAAATTGTTACATCATTCATTTTGTTTGCGTCATAGATTTCTACACGAAAACGATTTTTCATCTTGTTGCCTTTGTTAGTAGTTGTCCCCGAAGGGAGAGCAGTTTGGCGACTTACTCAGGTCGTTTGGGTTCAGGACTTTAGTTCTGCCCCCCAAATTATTTAGAGATAACGAGCAATTTGCTTCATAGTAGAAGCATTTACTGTTTCCTCATCTGTCATCTTGAGAATTGTGAGAGCATTTGTGATGTCCTCTACAATTTCATTGTATGAGTGCTGGTGCATAACTGTATAATCACGCTCAGGCTCTTTTGGCAAATCCTTTTCGGATACTGTCAAATCAAAGTCAATGTTGAGTGTGTTATTCCAAGAACGATAAGAGGTGCGAAGGTTCTCTGACTTCTTGATGTTTGCGATTGCATAGTCCTGAAGTTCTTTCTGCCAAGCCTTACGAGCCTTTTCATACTTAGCCTCGTTTGCACCTTGCTCTGCATAGTCCTTCTTGATTGTTGCTAACTTTGTTTCCAAAGCCTTGATTACCTTTGGTGTTGCCACCTTTACTGTGATTGCTCTTGACATTGTGTTACCTTTCGTTGGTTGGTTTGTGTTATGAGTATTATAGCAGGGGGGTCTGACAAATCTGCGACCCCCCTGCCTTTAGATTATACGCCTAGTAGTGTTTGAGCAGATACGGAAGTCCAACGAGTTTCCTTGTTGGGCATTTCCAATAGCACACGCACCGAGCCAGATGTTTGTGGGTGGATTTCTTTAATCACACCTGTCTTTTTTGACTTTAGGGTTGTGAATAAATCTCCAACCTGATACAACTTGTCGTTGATTGTCATTTTTGCCTCTTTTCTTTGTTAGGTTAGTATTGTAGCATTGGGGTCTGACATTTATCAAGCCCTATCTTACTATTTGAGATACCAAGCGTGTGATTAATCTCACACGCCTGGTTTTGATCCCTAGTCCTCGTATTCTGGAAGCCACGCCTCTAAGTGGTGAGCATCTACGATTGCAGACGCTGGGCATGAAGTCTGCCCACGCCAAGTGATACCTTCTGGAAGATTAATCTCTCGACTATACTCCTCATCATAGAATGCATCAATAGCCTCGATGCAAGGTTGCACCATTGATACGGGAACGGGTGGGTAATGATTACCCTGCAAGTGATAAGCAAGTCCTGCCTCTAATGACAATTCTTCTTCTAATGCTAATGCTGTTGTGTATCCCATTAGTTAGCCACCTTTAGAATTGCCCATGAGCCACCTGCATTAATTTCATCTAGTGCAGGTTGTAGTGTTGGTGCAATAAGTTCTTTTAGCATTCCTTCTAGCATAGCAATTTGGTCTGCCTTATCAAGTGCCAATAAGCGAGCACCTGTTGGATTAGTTTCATCTACTTCAGTTACGAAGCGTAGTACATGTTCGATTGTTGTCATTTTTTGCCTTTCGTTGTTGGTATAAGAGTATTATAGCGGATGGCACTGACATTATCTAATCCATCCTCGGCGTGTCGCAGCTTTTGTGAGAATGATCACAAAATTCCAGGGGTTGTGGATAAGCCCCGTAACCCTGTGGATAACCCCGCACTATTGCGGGCTGCATAAATATTCAATACTTTGAATTTTTATGCTTGCGCTTGCGTGTGTATTTTTTTTTATTGCGAACAGGTTGCGCCGCATTACTGCGACGCAATTCCTGAATGCGTTTTACTTTTTCTTTAAGGCTCATTTATCCACTCCGCTATCTCTTGTAATTCTTGTGAACATTCACACGCAGAAATTTCTATCATGTCCTCATGCTCTACAATAAAAGCAGAGTCATTACATTCCTCGCAATAAATTGCTGACATTTGCAAAATCATTTTTCTACCTTTCCAAATACAGTTGTGTAGTTGCTTGCTTCGTGAAATTTTACAACATCAAAACGCGGATTATCTTTTGCAAACATTTCTGCAAAATCATTTACCATTTTAGAAAATAAAGCGGGGTGCGTTTTGTTGCTTGCATACTTTAGAATTTCTGCGGTTGCGACATAATCTTTACGAGTCATCATTTTGATACGACCAATCCTGTACGATAGAAATTTTTGGTATACATTTTGCCAGTTGGCGTCATAAGATTTACAGTTGAGTATTCGTTAGCCCAGCCCCAATCAACAAATGAAAGAAATGCGGTGAACGCTTCTAAGGCGTCTGCATAGTTCTTATTGAAGTGGATAGGCTTGCCGTCATAGGCGACAGTTATTTGATACATAGGTTTTCCCTTTCGTAGTTGTTTAGAGTATTGTAGCAGAGGGGTCTGACAAATTAGTCAGATTCGGGGGTACTGAATAAGGCTCCCTCATTAAGTAAGCCTAATTCAATGTTAAACATCTCATCTGGAGTGGCTTCGGATAAATCTACCCAGCCTGCCCCATTTTGATCCATTCTAAAAATTTCAATGTATCCCATTAGTGTTGTTCCTCGCAATCCTTGTCATAGTCAAATCCGCAAAAGTAGCAACCCATAAACTCTAGGTGCTCGATACAGTAATACTTAAACTGACTTTCATCACAGCAAAAATGTTGCTCATCTGCGATTTCATAAAAATCGGTTTTGTCGATTATGTTTAACATAGTTTTCCTTTCGTTAAAAAAATTGGTGAGAGTTCTTACTTACGACATTGGGCGAGAACACTCTCTAAACTGCCCCTGTTTCGATTTTATTTAATCGGAAGTTTTTACGGCTAAATAACGATAAGTATCTTTAATCGAATTATAAGGTCGAACCTGAACCTTATAAGTATCGCACTCGGAATACCAAACATCATTATTTTTTTCGGCTGAGATAATTTCTCCCTTAACCGAATTGGACTGATAGGGCTTGCCTACTAAGAGGCTTTCGACTGTATAAACATTTGCTGACATGGTGTCCGCCTTTCGTTGTTGTTATAAGAGTATTTTACCAGAACGGACTGACATTTTCACATTACTAGCCAGTAAGTCCACATAGTAAGACGCTCAAGCCATGTGATAAAGGTCACATAAAAATGTCCGAATTGTCTGTCAAATCGACACGCCGTAAAATTCCAGGGAATTTATAACATCTTCATAACGACACGCCCGACCCCGCTCTTTTGCGGGCCAGCTTGACTTTGTCAAGCCGACACGCCGTCAATTATTTAAAATCTTTAAAGATTTCTTCTAATTGATTTATTTGCTCATCGTTAAGATGATCGATGCTAATTGCATCACCAAAACCAAATGGGTCTTTATCGTTCTGCATATACGGCCTCCTTAAATGTTTCTCTATTAAAGTTTTTATTATCCGTTTCGAATATCTCGCACATGTTATTTACTAGAAACTTTTTAGCCTCTATGCTAAACATATCGGCGGGGAATCCATGGTGCATGGAATTAAGTAGATAAGCAAAACGCACATAGTCTTTTCTGGTCATCATTATTTAGTAGCCTTTCTTACATATTGTGCAAATAGAATGGTTAGTGCAATAGCAAGAATTAACATCGCTAACGCTTTCGTTTTCATAGTAGTCATCGTATGACATTAGTTATTCTCCTTATCTAGGCAGTTGATACATTGGCAACCCTTAGAACGAATTAAGTAAGTAAGGATTTCTTTACGAGTGTAAGCATCTAATCCATAAGACGATTTAACACCGCCGTTATGGTAATCGTGAACGATTGTAGAGAATAGAGTTTCGGTTAGTGTAGTCATATTGACCACCTTTCTTTTTGTTTGTATGTCGCTAGTATAGCAGGGGGGTCTGACATCTACTGACCAGTAATCGGTCAAATCGGACATTTTGAAATGTGTTTAATATCACATTGTAAATCTACGCTCAAAAATCCTGGGTGATTAAAATCACACCCGTAACGACACGCCCGACCCCGCTCTTTTGCGGGCCAGCTTGACTTTGTCAAGCCGACACGCCGTTAGGCTAGTGTGATTCTTGCCACATCTCTCGCATCTCTGCTCTGAAATCATGCCACACGATCCTCGCCATGTATAGGGCGGGGATAGCGATAGATAGTTGCACTAGTGTTGTTAGTAGTCTATTCATGCGGTCACCTTTATGTCCATTACATTAGCGGTAAACTTTTTACCCTTGCCTAATTCGCTATCATTGAGCGATTGTATTAAGTGGTCGATTGCTTTAATCTCATGCGCTACATTGTCGATTGAGATTAGTTTAGAGCCTTGCCAAATTGAGTAAGTGATAGTCATTATTAGTTCTCCCATGTTAGTGCGAATAGTTTTGCTAGTGCCTCATCATCTGAGTCATCAAAATCATCAAAGTCATCAGCAGGTGGTTGCTCATCTGACTCATCTAGGTATGTGTATGCGTCTGCGACATCTTGTTGGATAGTATCCCACTTAGACACGCTATTAGTTTCGTATGAGTATGCGTATGACATTATTTATTCATCTCCTTAGCGATAGCCTCTGATTTGGTAAGTGCCTCTAGGGCGATTGCGAGGGAGGCAAGGCGTTGAGCCTCTACCATTTGCTTGTATTCATCTAGTGTCATTTATTCTGACCTTTCGTTGTTGTTATGTTGTAAGTGTAGCATAGGGGTCTGACATTTTGGGGATGTCGTGGGGGTGTGTCGTGTGATACTAGTCACACTCTCCGCAAGGGCATTGAGGAAACTCACGCTCTTGCTTGATACGATTAGCGAGAGCCATAACCTTGTTATAGGTATCGGCACTAGCACCACGGAAAGAAACTAGTTCGCCATTAGCGACCATTTCCGCACCTAGTCGGATACGCTGTTCGAGGTCAAGGTGACCAAACTTTGAGTGTTTAATTGTATTTTTATCTAGTGTAGTCATTTTAGACCACCTTTCTTTAATTTGTTTTTCTTTATACCTTAAGCATAACACGGGGGTCTGACAAATTGCAACTCTAAAATGTGTATAATTCGGACATTGTGAGGTAAGTCACAAAAAAATCGTGTGAGATAGGTCACAAAACACCCCAAAACATGGGCGCACTATCCGAAATGTCCGATTTGCCCAGATTGTGTATCATACATGTAAAATTTCTATTAACATTTTATAGATCTTGATATTGCAGTCGACTAAAAAATATGATGGTATAATTTATACATGAATGAAAAATTTAGAGACACCAATTTATCAACTCCACAAAACATAACTAAGCTGGTTTTAGAAGCTAAGTTAGAAAATTTGCCTTTTGCAATATTAAAGGGGGGAGTTCAAAATCCTCCTACTGAAGAAGTTTTTAATGAATTTAAAAAGCAGCTTGGCACTCAGCAATCAAGAGTCGGTATCTCAGAAGAAAACTTAGGCTACTTTGAAGAATGGAACAGTATTCAAAGAGCACTAATTAAGATCTACGGAAATCCTACTAAAGCCTACAATAGCTTAATGCAAACAAATCATTACTCAGTTGGCAAAGTACATGCAAGCCTACATTGTGATCAATCTGATGTAGTCCATTTAGCTTGCTATGGAAGCGTAGAATGGCTACTAATTGATCCAGAAGATAAGCAGGAGTACAGAATCGTACTGGAAGCTGGAGATGTTCTATACATGAGAGGATTTGTCTTACATGAGACTACTCCTTTATCAGATAGAGGTTCTTTAATATTTATGAATTTATCGTATGACGATTTTCCAGATTATATTACTGGAAGCTTAAAAACTGAAGAAGAGCGGGAAGCTTTTAATAAGAAACAAAGAGCAGATTTCCTTGAAGGTTTAAATAAAAACCACTAAACCTATTGACTCATGAATTTTCCTAATGTTATACTTAGGAAGGTTTCGGGGGGTTACACTAAGGAACTCAATACACCAAGTAGTACTTGGGATTTGATTTCAGACTCTCTCCTATCTTTCCAAAAAGTTAAAATTTGGGGGGTAGGGGGGGTTTGCTAAAAAATCTAATTCCCAAGTAATCAATATAAAGAATATAATATATATAGGCAATAGGCAATAGCTGAAAAAAATTTTATTAACATTTATGAGATCTTGATATTTCAGTCAACTAGAATATATAGTATAATTGATAAAGAGATGGGGATTAAATAAATGACAAACGAATTTAAGAACTTTTATTTTTTACATATAAGAAAAACTGGCGGAAGATACTTTAAAGAATACATTTTAAAGCAGCTCGAAGACAAAGTAGAAAAACTTCCAATTAAAGATAGACATGAAGGCTGGAAGAAAGAAATAGACGATAACACATATGTCTTTTCAATACTAAGAGATCCAGTAGAGTACATATGCAGTGTTTATGCACATATGATATCTACTAGAGCTGGATTGCTTCATCCATCAAATGAAAACGGCAAGCATACAGATTCTATAAAAGATAATATAGTAAATATTGAACTAGACAAGAAGTATATGTTTGAGTGGATAAGATATAACAAATGGACTCATAATCTACAAAGCAAAGAAATACTACATACTTCAGAAGAATATAACAATATCCTAAATATAATAATTAAAAAATATTCTAAAGATAATAATGTCGACAAAGAGTTATTATATGAAAGATTAAATAGAATCAATCTTCTTGTAAGACAAGTATCTCTTAAAAATCCAGAAAGCATAGTCAAAAAACTATGTGATGACTTAAACATAGAATTGGCGGGGGAAATCCAGAAAGATACTTTAACTTACCACAATATGGCATCAACTAATCTATATAACAGTCTAACTGAAGAAGATAAGATCGAGATAAGACAGATGTTTGATATAGACAATGAAATCTATAACAATCATAGTATTTTTAGTCAACTAGATAATGTATGCTCATTCTGTGGAGAGTACTCATATACTACTAAATTCGACTCATCCTGGAAGAAGTATTCATATTGCTCAAATTGCATAGAATCGGGAAAAGCTCTCCTTGGCTAATATAAGACACGAACTTCATCTTCTTGGCCCAGAAGCCCAGGAGATACTTAAAAAGTATTTACAGGGCAAGCTAGGCCTTTGTCTGAATGCTTCTGCAAATGGTGGCATATGTGATTTATTGTGGAAGCATGATGACTGTAGTATAATTATGAATATGTTATATGATCTTACATCCGACGAGATGTATAGGGTCAAAGGAAATATGGGGTGCTCTCTATTTTCCGCCGCACTTTTTTCGCACTTAAATGAGGAGTAAATTATGTTCTATGATGATCCAAATATAGTTAAGGTAAAAGAAGAAGGAGTGTGGATAGGCAAGGGCTTTGTTTCTCCAGAAGACTGCAAGGAGATAATGCACCACGTAGATTCCTTTGAGGAAAAAGACTGGCTAGATGGATGGGCTAGGCATCAAGGAACATTATTTTATAAAAACGAAGCTTCCTCTGAAAAGCCTATTGCGGAATGGTGGAGCGACAAGGTTAGCCCTCCAGTTCTTATTCCTTCAGTAACAAATATTAATGCAAAGCTCAAATCTCTTTTTTCACCAGATTATGTTTTTCTTCCAGAGTATAAAGTTGTCAGACTTAAGCCTGGACATAACATGAAGTCTCATAGAGATAATAGAGATGGGGATCATAATCTTGATGTGGAGACTAAACAAGAATTTACAATTCAATGTGCCTACACAATTTATTTAAGTGACTTTAAGGGTGGTGAAATAAACTACCCAGAGCTAGAGTATACCCATATACCAGAACCAGGAGACATAGTTATACATTCTGGACGAGTTCTTCATGAGGTTTTTGATGTAATTGAAGGAAACAGATATACTATAACTGGATGGCTATTAGGTAAATAGGCCCCATACAAAGGCGGATTCGTATGGAGCCTATTCTGCACCTTCGTGCACGTAAGGAACTAAAAGCTCAACTTACGTATATTATTATAAGATAGTATTGTGTTTAAGTCAACGGTTTCTGAAAAGTATTTTTTTCTTTATTATATAAATAGCGTTGTAAAATTTTAATTGAATTTTTTGCTCAAGCTTTCCAGCATAAGTCTCATTCTTGTAATGATCAGTTTGAAAGTAAGGACTTTGCATCATTTTGGAAAAATGTCTTGGGCTCATAAATATAATTATACATCATCATTTCCTCTAAATGCAGGAGCTGGCCCAAGCAGGAATCCATCTTCGTGATACTTGACCATTTTTGCGACATCTTCAGGACCAGCAGTTGCTTTAGCCATTAATGTCATCATGTCATATATTCTATGAAGCATTATGTAGTTTACCATTGGAAGATTGTCTTCTAGATTACTGCTCTCGTTCACTAATCATCCTTTCCAAATCTTGGGATAAATCAAGTAAAGTTTTTTCTGTTTCAATAGCTGAATCAATGTATTGCTTAAACTCTTTAATGGCTTTTAGAGCCATAGGAAGAGCTGGCATGTGCATGCATGGAATTCCCATTCCAACAGCTCTAAGTAAATCTTTATCGTATGGCATTGTCTACTAACCCCTTTATGTTATCGTAAAACTGCAATCCTATATATTTTTTATAATTGCATGACAAGCAATATAGAAATATTTGATCATCTTGATCTGTGTTACATAGAAGAGAGCCCTGATCCGTTGGACAATATATCCTTGGAACAAGGCCCTCTTCTGATAAGGAGATGTACTTAGACACATACTGTATCTTCATACTTCCTCCTCTAGTTGTTTGGAAATTTTAAGTAAAATTCCTTTGCTCTTGGGGTCATACCCTTCCAAGCTGACCAATCACTACCGCCATCGGTCATATAGTACGTTATCTCTGCGTTTGTTACTGGGTCGAATAACTCCTTGTTACTCTGCAGATTAAATTTCTCAAGTCTTTCAGGACCAAGATTTCCAATCATATTTATTTGAAATAATCCGTAAGAATTATCTCCTGTATTCCTATTCCCGTTATATGCAAGCGGTCTTCCATTAGATTCACGCTTTGCTATTGACCAGGCTTTCTTAAGGCCTAGTCCTTCGAATCCTACAGTCTTAAGTAGTTTAACTAGCTCTTCGTCTGTAAGCATCTCAGATGGCTTGTAAATCTCTTTACTAAAACTATCTAAGACTTCTTGCTTTAATTGGGCTTCAGTTTTCACTAAAGGTTTTACTGCAGTTACAGCAATTGCTGGTTGAGTTCCAGAAAACAAAAACAGTGTTACCACTGCTATTATTGTCCAGTCACGAACCAAATCGCTAAACTGCGTTTTTATATTCTCCATTGGCATTTCCTCCTATAGAGATAACGAACTCTAAGAATAGCATTGCATTGATATATATGTCAAGTCAGTTGACTGAAATTGCATCTCACATATTGATATATATAAAAATATTTTTAACCCCTAGACCGCTAAATAAAAGTTTGATACACTAGGACTTCATTCAAAAAATAGCACCGCAAGGCGGAGAAAAGGTCGTATAATAAATGTCGCAGACTATTGAAAATCCTTATGAAAATTTTATTGCTCTATCTAGATATGCAAAATGGGTAGAGGCAGAAGGTCGTAGAGAAACATGGGGAGAAACAGTAGATCGATATTTTTCTTTTATGACCAATCACTTAAAAGCAAATCACAATTATATTCCAAATGAAAAGCTAGTTGCGGAATTAAAAGAGTTCGTATTTGAACGAAATGTAATGCCCTCCATGAGATCTGTTATGACCTCTGGAGCCGCACTTGAAAGAGATAATGTTGCTGGATATAATTGCGCTTTTCTGCCAGTTGATTCCCCTCGCTCATTTGATGAGACAATGTATGTACTTATGTGTGGAACTGGTGTTGGATTCTCGGTAGAATATAAGTATATCAATAAGCTACCACCAGTACCAGAAAAACTTGAAAAATCAGATACTGTAATTGTTGTTGAAGATTCAAAACAAGGTTGGGCTAAAGCTTATCGTGAATTACTTGCTTTGCTTTGGACAGGACACATTCCAGCAATTGATGTTTCTAAAGTTCGTCCAGCTGGAGCAAGACTTAAGACAATGGGTGGAAGATCTTCAGGTCCACAGCCATTAGTCAATCTTTTTGATTTTACTATTGCAAAATTTAAGAATGCAGCTGGAAGAAGCCTTAAGCCAATCGAATGCCATGACATTATGTGCAAGATTGGTGAAGTAGTAGTTGTTGGAGGCGTAAGACGCTCAGCAATGATTTCTTTATCTAACATTAATGATATTGAAATGGCTCAAGCAAAAGCAGGAAATTGGTGGGAAGCAAGTCCACAACGTGCTTTGTCAAATAACTCTGTTGCGTATTCTCGTAAACCAGAGATGGAACAATTTATTGCAGAATGGAAGTCTTTATATGACTCAAAATCTGGCGAACGTGGAATCTATAATGTTGCGGCAGCGCAGGCGCAAGCAGCTAAATTTGGTCGTAGAAACCCTGAAATCCATTATGGAACGAACCCATGTTCAGAAATTATTCTTCGTCCTTATCAGTTTTGTAATCTTTCAGAAGTCGTATTACGTGAAAGTGATACAAAGGAAGATATCCAGCGCAAAGTTGAGCTTGCTACAATCCTTGGAACGTGGCAGTCAACATTAACAGACTTCAAATATCTTCGTAAAATATGGAAAGATAATACGGAAGAAGAAAGACTGCTTGGGGTATCTTTAACAGGACAGTTCGGACATAAGTTTATGTCTGGAAAGCAAGATATTATTGCTCTTGAAGCATTTTTAATGTCAATGCGTGATCGTGCAAGAGAAGTAAATAAAGAAGAGTCTGGGAAAATTGGGATTCCTGAGTCTGCAGCTATTACATGCGTAAAGCCTTCTGGAACAGTGTCTCAATTGGTCGGGGTATCTTCAGGAATGCATCCATGGCATTCGCCATATTATATTCGTACAGTGCGTGGCTCAAAGGGAGATCCAATCTCTACATTTTTAAAGGAAGTTGGAATTCCAGTAGAAGATGACGTAATGAAACCAAACGATACATACGTGTTTTCATTTCCAGTAAAAGCTCCAGAAGGAGCAATTGTTAGAAATGATTTAACAGCTATTGATCACCTTAACATTTGGTTAGTCTACCAGAGAGCCTGGTGCGAACACAAGCCTTCAATTACAGTTTCTGTAAAAGAAGATGAATGGATGGAGGTTGGAGCTTGGGTTTATAAAAACTTTGATGAGGTTTCTGGAATATCATTCTTGCCTCATTCGGAGCATACTTACAAGCAAGCTCCTTATCAGGAAGTTACAAAAGAAGAATATGATGCTCTTGTTTCAAAAATGCCTAAAAGTATTCGTTGGGAAGACTTGTCATTTTATGAGATAGAGGACGGAACTTCACCAACAGCAACTCTAGCCTGTAGCTCAGATGGTAATTGCGAATTGGTAGATATCAGCGCATAGTGGTACAATAATATAATTGGGCTAACACCCAAAATTCCTAGGCTTCCCGCCTAGAAATAAGGAGGATCAAAAAATGGCAAAAGCTAAAGAAGATCTAAACGGAGATGGAAAGGTTACAATGCAAGAGAAGATTCTAGCAGCACTAGCAAGTTATGGACGTCATTTTCTAGGAGCAGCAATTGCCCTATACATGACTGGCAACACTAGTCCAAGAGACCTACTATTGGGCGGATTTGCTGCCACAGCACCCGTAATTTTGAAGGCATTAAACCCAAATGAGAAGTCATTCGGGTTTACAAACAAGTAAACAAAAATAGTCAATTAGAAATACTCCTGTGCTAAAATTAGTACAGGAGTATTCCTATTTAGGAGACTATGGCAAATGGCAGGACAAAAAAATTTCGACGTAGATCAAAATGCAACATTTAGCTTTGTAGTAGAATATAAAGACGAAAATGATAATGTGATTGATCTAACTGGCGCATCTGCAAAAATGCAGGTACGTGATGTAAAGGGTGGCTCGAAGCTAGCAGTAACTTTAACATCTCCAAGTGGTGGAATTGTAATAAACGGATCCCTTGGAAAATTAACTGTAACACTTACACCAACTCAAACAAATAAACTTTTTTATCCTAAGTCAGTATATGACATAATGGTTGTAGATTCTAATGGTAATAAAATTAAGCTCCTTGAAGGGTTTATGACCCTAAATAGATCGGTAACTATATAGTGATTGAATCTGTAGTTGTTAAAGAGCAAATAAATAAAGTTGTAATTTCTTCTCCTGGACCCCAAGGTCCAAGAGGAAGAACCATACTTAATGGTACGGGAGACCCAGCAGCAAATCTAGGTCTTACTGGGGATTTTTATTTTGATACAACATCAGCAGCTTTTCACGGACCAAAAGTGTCTGACACTACTTGGTCGGGATCTAATAAGATATTTCTAACAAATAACACGTTGGCTTATTCCTGGGAGCTATCTCAGCTTACAGGACCATCCAATGGAATTTATTCTCTTGTTATAACTCACGGACTAGGCTATCAGCCAAACGTAACGGTTAAATCAAGCGCTGGAGATATTTTGGAAACTGGAATAGACTACAATAGTACTAATCAGATAACGCTGACAATGGCTCAACCATTTTCAGGGACAGCATACCTGTCATAAGGAGATAGCAAATGGCAAGAAAATTTTTAGTTAGCGTTGATCTCAACAAGAATGAGTTGCTCAATGCTAGAATTCAAAACTTAGGCGCTGCGCCTTCAAATCCAGTATCAGGTCAGATATACTACAACACTGGTACAAATATTCTTTTCTTCTACAATGGATCAGAGTGGACCCCCACATCTGGATCTACAGAAGTTATTCAAGACGTAATTGGGTCAACCGTAGTTGCTGGAACTGGTTTAACAGCAACTTATAATGATCCAGCAGGTAGCCATACAATCAGACTAAACGATACATCAGTCGTTGCTGGAACATATGGATCTACAACAAAGATTCCTTCATTTACAGTAGACGGACAAGGTCGTTTAACAGCTGCAAATGAAGCAGATGTAGCTACAAACCTCTCAATAGCTGGTGACACTGGAACAGACACAGTTAACTTATTAACTGATACATTAACTGTTGCAGGAGGAGAAGGAATTGATGTTGCTGTAACAGATAACACAATTACAGTTTCAGCTGAAGATGCAACCTATACAAATAAAGGTGTAGCTTCATTTAGTTCAACAGATTTTACAGTTACAGCAGGGGCAGTATCTCTTAATAAAGATCCAGTAATCACACTCTCAGGAGATGTGACTGGATCAGCAACAATGACCAATTTAGGTGATGTTACAATATCAACTACAATTGAGCCAAACTCTGTTGCATTAGGAACTGACACAACTGGAAGCTACATTTCAACAATTACTGGTACACCTGGTGAAATTATTGTTTCAGGTTCAGGATCAGAGTCAGCGGCAGTAACAATTGGATTACCAGATGATTTAACAGTTGCTGGAGACTTGACAGTAAATGGAAATCTTGATGTACAGGGATCTATTAACTCAATCAGCACAACTGAAGTTAATATTGTTGATAATAAAGTTGTTCTCAATACAAATGTAACTGGAGCACCATCAGCAGATGCTGGTTTAAAGGTAAATCGTGGAACTTCAGCAGACGTAGAGTTGCTGTGGAATGAAACTTCAGATCAATGGACATTAACCAATGATGGAACAAATTATCATGAAATTACAAGAAAGTATAAGACAACTCTTAATACATCAGCAACATCTTATACTGTAACTCATAATTTAGGTACAAAAGATATAGTCGTTTCTATATATGAAGTTGCTTCTCCATTTGCAGAAATTATTGCAGACGTAGAGCATACATCAGATACAGCAGCAACAATTAAATTTGCAGTTGCACCAGCATCTGGAGAATATAGAGTAGTTGTAATAGGATAAGGATTTTAAAATGGCCAAAAAGTTTAAGTCCTTATTAAATCTTCTTACACTTGCAGAAGATCCGCTTATCGGATCAACTGGAGATGTTTACTTTAATGTTACAAGTAAAAACATTAAGATATACAACGGTGCAGTGTGGGTTGACTTAACTCCAGGCTCTTCAGATCCCGCTCCATTCTACATGCACACACATACATACGACGGAGATGTTCATACTATTAACCTTCAGGAAACTATTAACTTTAATACTGATATTAATAATAATGCCAGCGTAGTAGAAACAATTCCTGCTATAATTGGCATAGACGGTGGTTCTCCAACATCATCGTATGTAAAACCAAATTATACACAGTTAACATTGTTGGACGGAGGACAAATTGGCAACTAATTACCCAACATCTATAGATAATCTATCTAATCCAGAATCAAATGACTCAATGGCAGGCCATGCAGCATTGCATAGCAATGTAAATGACGCAATTGAAGCCCTAGAGTTAAAGCTAGGAATTGATGGATCGACAGATGCAAATTCAATAGATTATAAAATCACACAACTTGAATCAAACTTGGCAGCCATTGATTCCGAGAACGCAGCAGAGCTTCTTGGACTAGAAGGCAATAACGATCTTACAGTTTATGGTATTGAAAATCCAACAAGCATAGATTCATTTGCAAAAAGTGCCTGGAGAACCGTAAGGTATAACATCCAGGTAGTAAAAAACTCAGATGTTTACGCATCAGAAATACTAGCTTCACATAACGGAACAGACATTATGGTTTCAGAGTCAAACATAATATCAAACACAAACACAAGCTTATTTACTTATGCATTTGAAGAAAATTCAGGTATAATTAGTTTCAGGGTCACCCCTGTTTCTGGTTCAATCTCAGTAAGATTTATAAGAACAGCGCTTAAAGCATAAAAAAAAGCAACAAGAGGAGTCATATAAATGGCAACAGTAGTAAAAAACTTTAGAATTAAATCAGGCCTTGTAGTTGAGGGTGCAACAGGTACAATCAATGGCCAAAATATACTTACAGAGACAGGCGGAGATGCTTATATTCTCAACCTTGTAGGTGGAGCAACTCTTGTAAAATCAGTAGAGGCGACACAGCTTGAAGTAAGCGGCGCTGGAAAACTATCTGTAAAATCTGGCGTATTTGATGCAGCAGGCGCAGCAGCAGCAGCACAATCTGCAGCAGAAGCCACAGCAGCATCTGATGCCACATCAAAGGCTAACGCAGCACAGTCTGCAGCAATTACTGCTGCAGCAACAGATGCTACAACTAAGGTAGCAGCAGAAGCAGCACTTAGAGTATCAGGCGACGCAGCTTCAGTTTCAACTGCAGCAGCAGACGCTACTTCAAAGGCTAATGCCGCTCAGGCAGCTGCAGAAGCAACTGCAGCATCAGCACTTTCAACACATAACGATGACACTACTAACGTACACGGAATTGCAGACACATCCTTATTAGCTACTACATCAAATGTAGCAACCGCTAAGTCAGAAGCTATTTCTGCAGCAGCGACAGATGCTACAACTAAGGCAAATGCAGCGCAAGCAGCCGCAGAGGCCACTGCAGCATCAGCACTTTCAACTGCAATATCAACAGAGGTTTCAAATCGCAATACAGCAATTTCAGCTGCAGTAGATGGACTTGTAGACGGAGCTCCAAACCTACTTAATACATTAAATGAATTAGCAGCAGCAATTAATGACGATGCTAATTACACAACAACTATTACAACTGCTCTCGGAACAAAGGCTAATTCAGCTGATGTAACTTCAGCAATTTCAACAGCAGCTTCAAATGCCGCTTCAGATGCTACAACCAAGGCCAATGCTGCTCAAGCAGCCGCAGAGGCCACCGCAGCATCTGCTCTCTCAACACACAGCTCTGACACTACTAACGTTCATGGAATTGCTGAC